GGTTATGTCCGATGGTTCAGCAGGTAAAGTTATTGATTCTTACAAAGACTTTGGCGCTCGTGACTCAGTTATGAAAATGTTTCAAGACCTTGGTCTTGGTGAAGATTTAATTAAGTCAATGGTTGCGTCTATCGATAAAGTATATGCCGATAATATTATGCCAACTGAGGACCAAGTCCTAACAGCAATTTATAGTAGCGATGCTTACAATACACGGTTTGCTGCAAACAAAACTATCCGTGACCGTATGGCATCTGGCAAGGGATTGCCAGGAGATAGAGTTCTAAATCCACGTGAGTATATTGAAACAGAGAGAACTTACAAGCAGTATATGGAATCCGCTGGGTTACCAACCGATTTCTACAACGAGCTCAATGACTTTACCAATCTTATTGCTAACGCGATAAGTCCAGATGAGTTAAAAGACCGCGTTACTATTGCAAAGAATGTATTGCAAACTGCTGATGCAAATGTTAAGAAGGCTCTAAAAGATTATTACGGTCTTACCGATTCCGACATGGTTGCTTATCTTCTTGATAAAGACAGAGCATTTAGAGCTATTGACAAGCGATTTGTCTATTCAACACCAGAAGCGCAGAAGATGTACACAGCTACTGAAGTTGGCGGTGCAGCACTTCGTGCGGGAATTACTGGTGGTGCAACCAAGGCGTTTGCTGAGGAGATTACTACTGCTGGTAAAGCAGCTGGTGCCGAAGAAGCATTCCAAACTACAGCTCGTAACCAACAAGACTATGCACGTTTGATGGGTCTATACGGCGAGAAGGCGGGTCAAGAAGACTTGACTCGTCAGCAACTTGCCCTTGCTGGTGGAACAGAAGTCGCGCTCAAAACCAAGAAGCTTGCTTCACGCGAACGCGCCAAGTTCTCACAACGCAGCGCAATAGACCGAGGAAGTCTATCAAGACGTCTAACTAACCCAGACGTTTAATTAAGTTCCGTCCCAGACCGTCCAGCCCTGGTGATGTGTATAAGTCTGGAAGTCATCACGTCTACGAATCACTACCCCTGGTGAGGAGTACGTGTGGTGCAAACCCGATGAGGGTTCCAACTAACTAATAGGGAGAAAAAGCAATGGCAGATAACTACGAATACGATATCGAAGAAGAAGACGACTATAGCGGTACTGACTTAGTCAAGAAGCTTCGTAAGCAAATCGATGGACTTCAGAAACAACTGAAGGAAAAAGAATCGCTTATTGAAGAGTTCACAACTTATAGTCACGAAACATCAGTCGGAGAAATCCTAGAGTCATTCGGGTTAAACCCAAGAATCGCTCAGTTCATACCATCTGAAGTCGAAGCCGACGCGGATGCGATTGCTGAATGGTTGAACGAATACGGCGATGCCTTCGGTATCGAAGCCGTTGAAGAGGGAGGGGAAGCCTCCCCAGATGCTCAAGAATATGAGCGAATGTCAAACCTCGAAGATGGAGATATTGACCCTTACATTGGACAAGACTTGCAATCACGTATTAACAATGTCGGTTCCAAAGAAGAGTTAATGAAAATCATCCAAGGCTGACATATAGTCCACATAAACCCCTAATAGAAGGAAATCATGCCTACTACACCAGCAACGAGTACGACAACCTCAACGTTGTCGAACTTGATTCAAACCTCGTATGACAAGCTGATTGAGTTTAACCTTCGTTCAGAGCCAATGTTCCGCAAGTTTGCGGACAAGCGCCCTGTCGATGTAACAAACCCAGGCAACACTGTCGTATTCCAGGTCTACAAGGACCTATCACGTGCTACTACAGCACTAACTCAAACACAAGACCCAGATGCAGTTACATTATCAAACACCGACAAGGTGAACGTAGTTGTAGATGAGTACGGCAATGCTGTAATCACAACTGAGCGTCTTGCTCTTGAGTCTCTATCAGCAATTGACCCAGCAGTCGCAGACATGTTGTCTTTCAACATGCGCGATTCTTTGGATTCACTTGTATGGCAGAAGCTAACATCACTTGCAACAATGCGCTACACAGGTACAGCATCAGCTGATGAAACAACCATCAACGGTGAAAACGTATCTGCTTCAACCACAGCTCCATACATCTCTGCAGCACTTGCTCGCAAGGGTGTAGCAAAGCTTCGTGGTGCATCTGTTCAGCCACGTGATGGTGGATTCTACACAGCACTGATTCACCCAGATGTGTCTTTCGACCTTCGTTCAGAAGCAGCAACAGCTGGAAACGTTTCATGGCAGCTACCACACACCTACACAGAGGCTGGCGTTGCCAACCTATGGAATGGTGAAATCGGTATCTACGACCAGGTTCGTTACATCGAAACACCACGTGCTGAGTCAATCTCAGGTTCAGGAACATCTAAGGTTTACGCAACTGTACTCCTTGGTAAGCAGGCTCTTGTTGAGGCTGTTTCATATGAGCCAAAGACTGTTATCGGTCCAGTTACAGATAAGTTGATGCGCTTCCGCCCAGCGGGTTGGAAGGGTCTACTCGGATGGAACGTCTACCGCAAGGAAGCACGTTACGTTATCCAGACCAAGTCAAGCATCGCAACTGCGTAACTTTGACGGAAGGGGGAGGGCAACCTCCCCCTTCTACTTAGGGGAGATATGGCAAAGAAGAAACAAAAACCAGATACAACTTTCTTGACACCGCTTAAGTTACATGCTGTGCAGGCACACGAGCTTTACACAGAATACAAAGAAGCAGGGTTTAGTGAAGGTGAAGCGTGGGAATTGTTAATGCGCCAGCTTCCTGATTTAGAACTAGAAGGCTTAGATTTCATAGAAGAGGGTATAGAAGATGTCAATGAAGAATGAGAAGTACAAGTCAAAGACTGCAATGAAGAAGCATGAGAAGTCTGAAGGCAAGAAAGAAATGATGATGGAATATGGCAAGGTTAAGATGAAGCCAGCCGTCAAGAAGCCAGCCGTTAAGAAGAAGAAGTAATGCCAAAGAAGAAGCAGGTATGGGACAAACCAAACCCAAAGAAAGTTTCTAAACCTTTGACATCTGCACAAAAGGCATCAGCCAAAGCTGCTGCTAAAGCAGCAGGGCGTAAGTATCCAAACCTCGTCGACAACATGAGAGCAGCAAAGAAGAATTAAATGGACCCAAGATTAAAGCGAGCAGGAGTATCTGGTTTTAATAAACCAAAAGCTACACCTAGTCATGCCAAGAAGTCACATGTTGTTGTAGCCAAATCTGGCTCACAAGTAAAGACTATTCGCTTTGGTCAACAGGGTGTATCTGGTTCACCAGAAAAGACTGGCGAAACAAAGTCTTACCGTCAACGTCGTCAATCATTTAAAGCACGTCACGCAAAGAACATTAATAAAGGTGTTATGTCGGCAGCCTACTGGGCAGACAAGGTGAAATGGTAATGGCACTAATCTTCCGTGGACCAACTATGAGAATCAAGTTAGGTCTATCTAATGACCTTTGGTTTGTCTCATACCCATGGGGAAAGACTGTTGTCAAAGACAATGGAACCTGGAAGACAATCGTATCTCCGCAAGACTCCAGTCTTGCAGATTATCAAAAGGTATTGCGTGGTGGATACGACAACCCAATTACAGAAGCTGAAGCAGCCGAGTTAACGGCTGCAGGTTATGGAGATTACATTGTCGAAGTGTAGAAGCGGATGCCGTACGCAAGACCATGAAAGTTATGGCGACTGTCTACGCGATGCAAATATTGGGGTTAGTCATGAAGGTGCAGCAAATTTTATTAAGACAACCGATAAAGAGTTAAGCGCCTATCGCGATGCTCGTAAACTCGGTATTCAACCAGCATCAACCAAGATGAAAGATATTCAAAAAGCTGTACGAGTATCTGAAAAAATAGGAAAGGCAGCACAGGCATAATGGCTACATTATCGGAATTAGTCGAACAGACTATTGCTGAGGTCGGTTCTTATATTAAGAACCAAGATTCAATTACTATCATTACTAGTGCTATCGATGCTGATGACCTTACTATTGCGGTAGATGACGTCAAGGCTCTTAGCAAAGGCGTTGTAGAAATTGATGAAGAACTTCTTTATGTTAAGAAAGCTATCACAGATAGCGGAACTATAGAAATTATTGGAACTAGTGGAAACCCTTCTGGTCGTGGGTGGCGTAGTACTACAGCAACTAGCCATGTATCTGGAGCAATCGTTCGCAACAATCCACTGTTCCCACGTGCTCAGGTAAAGCGAGCAATCCTTGAAACAATTAAGGGAATGAACTTCCCTGTTGTTACAAACGAAACATTTGAATTTAACGGAGCTGACTACTCATACATCATGCCAGACTCGCTAGTAGATGTTACTGGCATTTCATGGGATGTACCAGATTCGACTGGTGTATGGCAGCTTATCAAGAACTGGCGCTTGGATACAAATTATTACGACCCAGATACTGGCACAACAAAGCAGGCGTTGATTCTTAAGGAATCACCAATGCCTGGTCGTGACGTTAGAGTTCAGTATACAAAGTATCCAACAGTAATTACTAATAATCAGGATTTAACAGCAAGCGGTCTTCCATCTTCTTGCGAAGATGTCGTTCGTCTTGGTGCTATGTATCGACTACTTTCAACGGTAGAACCAGGAAAGGTTACAGCGGTATCTGTATCTGCTGACGCACTAGACCAGCCAGTAGCTGCAGGTGCATCAACAAGCGCTGCTAAGTATATCTTCCAGCTTTACTCTGTTCGCTTGGCAGAGGAAATTGCTAAGCAACAGGCAAACTTCCTAAACATCATCCAGTATACGAGGTAACGAATGCCATCACCATCACGCTATTATAGTTCAACCGCAGCAAAGACAACGCTAGCTGTTGCTATTGATTCAGCTTCAGCAAGCATTCAGCTTGCCACTGCTTCTGGTTTACCATCGCAGTATCCGTTTACGCTTATTCTTGAAAAGGATACAGCTAACGAAGAAATCATTAACGTAACTGGCTTAGTTGGTACCAACTATACTGTTACTCGCGGTCAAGATGGAAGTACCGCCAAAGCTCACAACATCGGTGCAATTGTTGAACACGGTGTATCTGCTAGAGACTTTACCGAATCTCGCGCACACGAGGTAGCAAGTACAGCGCACAATGTAACTGGAGATATTGTTGGTACTGGCGGAGCACAGACACTTACAGGCAAGACTCTTACCTCACCAACAATTAATACACCAACAATTGCTGGCGCGACAATCAGCGGAAGCTTTACTTCTACCGCAACAATTACTGGTGGAACATATTCCTCGGCAACTCTTGGTTCTAATCTGTCTGCTGGTGGATTTAAAATAACAAACCTTGGTACACCAACATTGGCATCGGACGCAGTCCGAAAAGATTTTGCTGATGCTCAAGTAGCAGCTGCTGCAACCTCTGCAACATCTGCTTCAAACAGTGCAACTGCTGCAGCAACCAGCGCCACATCGGCTGCTAACTCAGCTACTGCTTCTGCTAACTCAGCATCCGCAGCAGCAACCTCGGCTTCTAGCGCAGCGACTTCAGCATCAAGTGCTGCTACATCTGCTAGCAC